ACTTTATCTGCAGCAGACATGAATCCTGCTGCACCAGATGTTGCAACAGCATGCTGCGTGCCCCCTCCACGAACACCATGTTGTGTGTCTGTAATTGTCCCACCAACATAAGTTAGATTGTCAAATGGGAAATATTCAAACGTTCCAGCAATACCGCTTTGTGCTGGTATTCTTCCAGAAGCGTCATGTCTGTTATAAAAATATGTGTTGATATCAGTACATAAAATTGAGTTTGTAGGAATAGGTGAACCTGCGCCTTGCGAGTCGAGCTTTGTGACGAAGAAGTGTTCGCCATTTGCAACAGTAAATTCCATAAGATAAACACTTGGTTCACCTCTGTAGAAATATGATCCATCTGCTATTTCTATAATTGCATATTGAGTATCAACTTTGACAGCCGGAACAGTCGCACCTGCTAAATTTTGTATGATAGAAAGTTCAGTCAGCGCAAAAACTTGGCCATTGTTAAGAACAACGCCAGCTGTTGTCGTAGATTCACATATCATAACAAAATTAGAAAGACCTTTAGGATTGATAATCTGTACACCATCAGCTATAGTGATGTATCCTCCTGCAGATCCTTCACCTTTGAATGTGCAATATGATCCAAAATCAAATGTGGATGTTGCTCTCGGTTCACCAAGCGAATAATCAACAATCAAACTCCAAGGTGTGATTTTTGTTGCCGCAAATTCAACAACCTCCGCCCATGTTGTAGCAACATATATACTTGAAGTTCCACCAGGTTGGAACTTAAGTGTAACTTGAGGATCACCGCTTACAAGTCCGTTTCCACTTGTTGTCGAAGTCCAGATCGCTGCTGTTGGTGTTGCATCAAGACAGACAAATTCTTCTTGTGAAGATGTATTATACCATCTTGATCCTATAGAATAACCGCTTAGAGAATCACTTGAACTAACAGGGTCCGTAAGTGCTCTTGTTATTTTTGCAAGACCTAAAGATTTTAAGTCAACTGTGCCTTCACCAACATCTCTGGTTGATATTAGCCCCTTATCGGGATCGAAATGAACATTGACACCCACTAATTATATATATTGAGTTTTCAAGTCAATATTGATATGAAGTGTTAACAAATAATGAATTATTCGCTAGCTAATAATGTGCTTTGTGTATCGTAGATCGCCCATGATGAAAAAGTTGATCCTACAGTTGTTTTATTAAAATAGAAAACTATTTGATAGCTTGCAGAGTTTTCGTCAAAATTGCTTGGGACAATATACACACCTGAATTTTTTGGAATGTCATTATTTGAATTTAGACCTGATCGTGTATTCCAATTGACAGTTCGTGTTGCTGAATTTCCTGTAAGTGTAATAGAATTCATGTCAAAATCTTGATCAGCTCTTGTGACTGTTACAGTGAGTATGTGTGAGTCAATACCATCCGGATCATTTCCAGAAGTTCTGATAACAGAAACATTGTTGCTTACATTTATTCTTGGTAACAAATTCTTGTCAAGAGGATTAACTACTTCATCATTGTCATAAAGATAATTGTTGTTTGGTGCATATTCAAGATGGCAATGAACTGTTTGAATTCTACCTGATGTAATATCAAATCCGCTTTTTCCTGCTTTACCAATATAGGTGCCAGGTGCAACGATATCACCTAATGATGTATACAAAGATTGAAAATGCATCATTAATATTTTTTTTGTTGGTGACGTAATTGTAATCCAGTTTCCAAATCTACCAATTGATGTATCACTGTTCACCCAGTTGAAATTTATTAAATTTATTGTTTGTGAAGCAACATTTGAATCCGATGCTTTCCAATATAGTCCAGGAACAAAACTTGATGTTGTAGTTGTGAATGTTCGTCCTGTAGTGCTAGATGTGAGAACAGTCCATGTAGAACCATCAGTTGAATTGCTCCATGAAAATTTATCAATAGAAGAGCTATACTCAACTCTCATCCATGTTTTTCCTGATGATGAAAACGTAGCACCATTCTCTACAAATGTATTGCTTCCAGAAGCACGTGTTGTAAATGTTGTGCCATCATAATCCAAAGCAACAAATTCAGTTCTTCCAGAATTAAAAACGCCTATTCCAAAAACTCCACCGCTAAGTGATATTGATGATGTTAATTCAGCTTCAATAATCCAATCATCAGCTTTCGGCGAAAGTCTACCAGTTTTAGCCTGAAGTATGTCTATTCCATGAGGAAATGTACTTGCTCCGCTTCTTGCACATGTTAGCTGAAGTGTGTTATTTGAAATTTGTGTGCTTAGTGTTCCACTTGGCGAAGAAAGTGAAAATTCATTTAAGTGTGTAGAATCTTGCCAGTTAAAATGGCTATAGTTTCTTCTTGCAACAGCTCCATGCATTGGTGAATATAAGTCACCACCTTGTGCAACAGGAAAATCAATTCCTCGGTGAAAATCATAATCATAACCAACAGTTGCAATGTGTGCAGAAAATGGCCTTGGGCCAAACACATCGCTAACTGCTGTACTGGATCCTGAGGTGGATGTTGGCCAAGACAGACCAGTATCATCTCCTCTATATTGCCTTTTTCTTGTAACAAACATGTTTATAGCTGTTCAGCTGTAAAAAATTTGCAATAGCCTGTACTTCCAAAAGTTCTAAATCCTAATTGCCCTCCGGATGGAACTGTTGAGTCTGTAGCAGATAGCGTTACATCCGCTGGCGATCCACCAGCTGAAAATGTTGCGCTGATAGAACTACCAACAGCTTGCAGTGTGATTGTAACGTCTGTGTCGACAGGTAATGCAAACGCAGATGTCGAAAGATTTGTAAAAGACCCACTAATTACTTTTGTAAGTTTTGCGGATCCTGCACTACATCGTGCATAATAATAATTTGTTGAATTTGTATCTTCAAGTCCTTGAACTCTGCAAATCACGCCAAAATCTTCAGTACCAGCAGTCGTTGGTCCTGCATATCTCATAATAGCTGTTATTTTTTGGTCAGAGAATCCACCAGCGTGAATTACAGCAATTGTTGTTGTTGCAGTAGCGGTTCCTACACCATGCGAGCCAGAAAATAACCTGCCTGCAGTATTGGCCCTAAATGTCATATTAGTATACGTTTGATCTGTAGCTAAGTTTTTTGTTAGTACGACCTTGTTTGTATTGACATCAGCTCTGCTTAACATTATGCCATCCTAATTTCTAGCACTCTAAGATCGCCTGTATGTGAATCTGCCGATCCAGATCTTGTTAGTTTGCAATAAACAATATTTCCTGTATCAGTGTTGATATAAAATGATGAATTATTTCCTACACTCATGCTATGAAGCAAAACATCACTACCTGGTGTAACGTTGAATGCTGTGCCTAATGTAGCTGCAGTTGCTGGACTACTTCCTATTCCAAGAACAAGTTGATCAAACTGAATGCTAACGACATTTGCTTCTGCACTTGACATAGCATATAAAACTGATGCTGACAATGTCCCACTTTTTTCTGAAACAAATTGAAACTCTATTGAGTCTGTGCTATTGTTTCTTAGCGGCACATATCGAATGTTGTTTGGGTATGCGCTTGATGAAACAGTTGAATCAGCAACCCAAACTGTTGTTGCTAATGGCCCACCTGTACTAGAGCTTGAACCTCCGCCAGATGTTGTAGATGTCCAAACTGCGGCACCTTGTGCTGAGCTTAAACAAACAAATTCTTCTTGTGAAGATGTGTTGTACCATCTTGAACCTATTGAATATCCATCTAATACGTCGTCTGATGTTGTTGGGTCAGTAATAGTGCTATTTGATTTTGAAATGCCGAACGTCGAAAGATCAATGCTGCCATTTCCTGGTTCAGACGTTGAAACTATTCCCTTAGCAGGATCAAAATGTACGCGAATACCCATAGTTTATTATACATGATAAGTATAGCGAACTTTCTGATGTTTAAATACAGAAATTAAATTATAACATTATCTGAATAATCACGTTATTTAATTCATGTATGAATATGATGCAACAGTAATTCGTGTAATCGATGGTGACACAATTGAACTAGAACTTACAAAATGTTTTAATGTGGAAATTGACTTTGGGTTTTATATCAAAGAAAATCAGCAAGTTTTAAAATCTACAAGACAACATTTTAGGCTTGCAGGAATTAACACACCTGAAATTTATGGCGTTTCATTTGAAGAAAAACTAAAAGGAATCGCAGCAAAAGATGAGCTGACACGTCTTTTATCGCTTGGAAAACTAAAAGCAGTTACATCAAAGCCTGACAAATACGGAAGGTGGTTAGCCGAACTGTTTGTTGAACTTGACGCAGGTGAAAAATTCAGTATTAACAAAAGACTTGTAGAAACTGGGTTTGCAGTAGAGTATATGATAAAATAAATTTATCTATATGGATTTTGTCTGCAGCTCCAGCAAATCATTTTTCCATTTTCTTGATTTGGTTCTGCATAATGATAAAATTCACTGCATTTATAACAACACATTCCATTTGCTGCTTTTGATATCTTAAAAATACCAATCGTGTTTAATTTCATACAGCGTTCATTTTTAAATTTTTTATTTATGTCATATAAATCAGATATTTTTTGATTAACCGTAATGATATTGCTGCTTTTAGTTCTTTGCAAAATATCATAAGGAATGAAAATGATGTATTCCCATACACTATTTTGAAACATTTTTCCAATGATGACAAATTCAGCTTTTTCATCAAAATCATCATATTGATTTACAAATAAGCTATCCTTTATTTTGCAAATAACAAAGTCACCAATATTGTAGTCTGACCGATTTTCGGACTGTTCTATACGATAATCTTCTTCGTAATAATTGATCACGTTAATACAATATCATAAAAAGCTCGTTTTTTCATATCATAACAAATACAAAAAATTCATTAACGAGTTCTCTTAAATACTTATAACAGAGATAGGTAAAGAATTGTAATGACAACGTTTCTGCAAACTATTAATCCAACACCATTTGGATTTTTTGACGCTGATACTGATTTTCAGTCTGAAGCTGACAAGATGGTTCTTTATGTCAAGAGAATGCTTGGTGATGATGTTCTCTCTGTAGAGCTCACAAAAAAAATGATTTGGTCGTGTTTTGAAAATGCTGTTCTTGAATATGGAAAAGTAATCAATGAATACACACTTAAGTCAGAGCTGGCAAATCTTCTCGGCCAGCCAACAAGTTCAAATATCACAAATACATTCCCTAGAAGAACTTTGGATTTTTTACTTCGTGAATCTGAAGCTTATAGCATGGAAGCAAATGTCGGGGGTTCGTATGAAACGACACTCGGATATATTGCACTTGAGACTGGTCGCCAAGACTATAACATATACACAGAACTGAAAGATATCAGCGGTTCACTTCTATTTCAAAATCTTTCATCTTCTCAACAAACAAAAATGAAACTTGTAGAAGTTTATCATTTTAATCCAGTAGCCGCGCAGCATTTTCTTCTTAACGCATCAAATATTCAAAATTTTCTTGCAACTGAAATGCGCTATGAGTCTTATGTTAATAGTACAGTTTTTTATGTCCTTCCAATCTTCGAAGATGTTCTTCGAAGAGGGATGTTAGACGCAGCTTTTCGTGTTAGAAGATCAAATTACAGCTATTCGATTTATGGTCCTGAAATTCGAATTTTCCCAATGCCTATAAGCACTTCACCTTATTTTATTGATAAACTTTGGATTCGCGTAAGATTGAAGGCTGATCCTCTAAATCCTGAATATGGTACAACCGTAAGTGGTAGCATCCAAGATGGAACAATCAGAGATACAATTTCAAATCCCTCTAATGTACCATTTGTGAATATTCAGTATAGCTTGATTAATGCACCTGGAAAGCAGTGGGTTAGGCAATATGCATTAGCGTTAGCTACTCAAGTGCTTGGTAGAGTACGCTCTAAAATGAAGTCTATTCCGATTCCTAATGCCGATCTTCAACTTAATGGTGAAGATTTAATTGCTCAAGCCCGTGAAGATATGGATAAGCAACTTACATCTTTACGTGATATGATCAATGATCTTACATTTGACAAACTGCAAGAACGTGAAGCTTTAAAAGCAGAGAATCTTAATAAACAACTAAAATTCATCCCAATGCCTGGTGGAAAAGCGATAACAACAGGATAAAATGTCAAGGTTATTTGTTACAAATCGTGAAATTAATTTTATAAGTGACATCACAAAAGAAGTCATTAAAGATATTGTAGGGTCTAAAGTTCGCTATTATCCAATTTCAGAACTCAAAACAAAGACACACAAGATTTATAACGAAAGTCCTGAAAAGATATTTGATAACCCAATTGAGATTGAAGCTCTTGTTTCATCACCTGAAACTGAGATTACGGCAGGAAAAATTGGATATGAACAAAATTGGACACTTGAAGCATATGTACAGTCAAGAGACTTAATTCAAAAAGAAATCAAAATTTCTGTTGGAGATTTTTTTAGCTATGGCTCAATGATGTTTGAAATTGTTTCATATACACTTATGAGAAACATTTACGGTCAAGTTGAACATGACGATGGATATAAGATTATTGGACAAAATGTTAGAGAGAGCCAATTTAAAGATAAATTCATGGGCCCAACAGGTGATGAATTTCTTGACGTAGATGCAATCCAAGAAACGTTTGTCCAACAGCGAGGCTTTGAAGGAAATCGAAATGGTGATACTAATGATATTAGAGATCTACAAAAAAATGGAGTTCTTGATAAGCCAATTTCCGGCCCTGCAGAAATTTCTAAAGAGCCTTCAGAACCTAATTCAGCAGCAGGTCCATCATTTTATGATGAGAAGTAATCAAGCATAAAATGACTATAAGATATAATTCAGGTGATCCAAATGGTGTGCCTTCAGGGTATCAAAGTCCTGATGTTCCAACTGATATCAATATTCCCTCTTGTGGAATAGAAGATGTTGATGAATCGCTTTTTAAATTATTCGATAAGGAAATTAAATTTTCTGTCAGAGATAACAAAACTGGCAATACTAAAAATGTTCCAGTTGTTTTTGCGACAGGTGAACGTTGGGCACTTATTAAAAAAGGTGCTCCGCTTCGTGATACATCAAATACAATTATCCTTCCATTAACAACCATCAGACGTATTGCTCTTGTACAGGATGTTAAAGAAGATATCACAGGCAGAGGAATCAATCAGCAAACAGGCGAGCTTGTAATTAAACGTTGTTTATCGCAAAGAGATAGATCATATCAAAACCTGATCAATAAACTTGGTATTCCAAATCAAGAAAATATTGCAAATTCACTTGATGAAAGCGGATTTGCTACTGATCGAGATCAAGAACTGAATATGAACGATCCTGAGATCAGAGATGGAGGATTGCTCACTCCAAAATTAGAGAAGAATATATGGGAGATAATCACAATACCGTCTCCACAATTTTTTACGGCCAAATATGAGGTCACATTTTGGACGCAGTATACAACACATATGAATCAACTGATTCAACAGCTTATGTCTGCGTATCTTCCACAAGGAAACGCATTTAGACTAGATACAGAAAAAGGTTATTGGTTTGTTGCAACAATTGAAGGTAACGAATATCGACCTGAAGATAACTCAGAGGATTTTGGTCTTGAAGAAAGGCTTATAAAATATTCATTTACTGTGACTGTTCCTGGTTACTACATTGCTGGTGATACAGCTAACGGAACGCCATCTGCAACAAGAAGATATATTTCATCTCCACTGATCACATTTCAAATTGGGTCTGATGATGGTGAGTTATTAGCAAACGGTGTTCCCTCTGATGAAGCTGATGAACATTTTGCATTTGCTGATGATCCGTCGAATCCTTTTTTGTTGAATCCTATAACAAATAACCAAAATTTCCGAACACCTTCAAGTCAAGAAACTAATTATATCGTACAAACAGTTGCAGATCCATTTGGAAAAGGAAAAAAGAACAGTTATTTACGTGTTGTAACAGTGAATTCAAAAACAGGAGAAACTGTTTATAGGACAGATAATAGCCTCATATTCAAAATTACATGAAGTTATCTTTTCTTGTTGAAAAATTCCCAATACTTATAGTGTAGATGTTTTGTACGTTTAGGAGAAGTCATTATGGCTGAACAATCTTTCAGATCCCCGAATTTTTTTGAGCGAGAAGTAGACCAATCAGCTCGTCGTGTTGCAGGTCCGGTTGGGACTCCTGCTGCTGTTATTGGTACTTCTTTGAAGGGACCTGCGTTTGTGCCAATTACATTGGCAAATTTTAGTGAATTTCAAAATAGGTTTGGTAGCTTAGATCCTAAAAAGTTTGGTCCTTATGCTGCAAATGAATTTTTGAAACACCGTTCTGCTCTTACGTTTATGAGAGTTCTTGGTGCAGGCGCAAATTCAACTGCAACTGATATCATAACAACACAGCTTACAGATCGTGTTAAAAATGCAGGTTTTCTTGTAACGGGAACTGCGGCTTCACATGATACTCTTGGTCGCCATATGGGTGCAGTTCAGTTTCTTGCTGCAACGCATACATTTACTACAAATGAATCATATGGGTTTCCTGTATTTACTGATAACGATTCATTTGGAGCATCTTCAGGAAATATTGTTCGCGGAATGATTCTGATGGCTTCCGGAGCGAGAGCATTAGTTCTCAACGGAACATCATCTGTTCCAGGAAATATCAATGGAGCTTCTCCTACTGATATTGCTACAATATCTTCAAATAGATTTAAGCTTGTTATTTCTTCAACACTTGGTTCAACATTTGGAAGTTATGATTCTCTTCCTGGTTTGAGAATCTATTCTGCTTCTATGAATCCTTCTGATGATGATTATTTTGGAAAGCTGTTGAATACAGATCCTGATAAGTTTGAGTCAGAACAGCATCTTCTTTATGCAGATTTTGCAGTTGATGCTGAACTTGCAACTGCAACAACTGTTGCTGTACTTTCTGGATCTTCTGTTACATCACCTTCTTCAGGTGCTCCAACGATGACAATGAGAGATACATTCGGCATGTTTGATACAAGATATCAAGCACCTAAATCTACATGGTTCATTTCTCAGCCTTTTGGTAATACAGAATATGATCTCTTTTATTTAGAATCACTTGATGATGGTGAATATGCAAATACACTTTATAAGATTTCTATAGCAAACATTAGGGCATCTCTTGATAACTCTAAACCATACGGCACGTTTACTGTTCTAATTCGTTCATGGGATGATACAGATACATCACAAAATATTTTAGAACAATTTCCAAATTGTACACTTGA